TATCCGTCTTTCATAGGATCAATCATCAGCTTAAACTTAATACCGTTAACGGCTACATAGTTTAAAAACTGACCTTCATCTATTGTCAAACGTCCGTCCATAGAATGAATATTTACATCACTGCGGAGATAGGTAAATCCAGAGGCTTTAGTAACAGCGTCCTTATGGAATTGATATGCGCCATATTCTCCAGTTGAAAGGATAAACTCGCGCTTATCTTCTGGAATTTTGGCAATAGACATATCCATGGCGAAGTCAGTCAACATATCCAGAGAGAAGGTGTTGTAGGTAAGAATATTACCATATTCCATCTGCTCATACAAGCCGTAGCCTGAGCGGAGTACGTTTCCAGACTCTCCAAGGTGTCCAAAGGAGCCATCAGAAAGTTTATTAGATTTTCCGTATAGACACAAACGTGCCTTATCGCGGTTGAATTGAACAAAGAAGTCCCATCCGAGTTTATCAATCCATCTCGTCTGCGTCTTACCATTTTGATCAATAAAGGCATAGGCCAGAGGCTTATTCTTACCTTTAGAAATCATATTACCGGGAACATCATAATTCTTACGAATCATTGCGGTGGTGTTCTCCATTTTGTAAGGAGCAGTGTGATGAACAGAAGTTCCTCGCTTGGACAATTCTTGTTCAACCATACCAAAGAGTTCGGACCACATAGTATTAGCAGCTAATTCAGCAGCAGGGACCCATAAAGTATCATCTCCGGTAAAGAGTTGAACTTCATATCGCCAAGAGTTTCCTACTTGAATGGGATCACTAAGGACTCTAAGTTGATATTCTTCCAGTTTTTCCCCAACGATATGCGAGGTAGCCTCGAAATATCTTTCGGTGAACCACATGTAGAATGTTCCCCTATTAAGTCCTGCTAAAGCAGCATCAGTAACTTTAGTTGCCCCACTAGCATTGGTTGTAGCTTGAACCAGAGGAATACTCCTCTCGTCTGAGCCTTGCAGGAACCATTGGTAAGTGACATCATCATTGATATAGGTAGTCGGCAATTTATTAATAAAGGATACTATGTTATCCGATCCTATATTCAATTCATACAGGCGATTCATAACTTTACTAATAACCTCCGGCGTTTGCATACCTAACCAACCAAGATGGCTCTCACGTGTTAGTGCTGACCAATGTTTTTGGTCAACTACTTGTAGTGCACTAATTGCATTTGCCATTGTTGAAATTGATTATAACAGGTTAAAAAAATTTAATTTTTATAATATACTCCCAGTGGAATCTATTATACTTTGAAGATCTTTATCTACCACTTCTCCTCTAGGAGTAATTCCTGTGGAGCTTGAGGTATTTCTTCGTTTACTTAAGTGTTCTTCTAATTCAGAAGACTCTCTAGTAGTTTTTACTCTTTTGACTTTATCCCAAGATTTACCTTTTTCAAAAAAGCCAGTTTCGTAAAGATAAGCAATCTTAGTATCAAAATCTATAGGGTCTTCAGACCTCTTTGCCCATATAGTATTGGTTGTCTGACCAAATTTATCCATAACAGGCTTTATAATATCATTATAAATTTTATCTTTTGTTTGCTTATTAATTTTTTGTCCGGGAATAACTTCTTGCATAGCGTCCACGTTTTCTCTAAGAATCTTTAGTTGTCGTGTTTGCTCTGTTTGAGTCTCTTCTTCTCGGACTTTAGCAGCCTCTTTAGCATTTGTAATTTCTACACTAATGCGGCTTTTCATATCTTTAGAAGCTTCTTTAGCTTCTTCTATATCTTCTCCAAGATCCACACTACGATCAATCATTCGTTTAATGCGCGCATCTGTTAAAGATGTGGTAGCTCTAAGATGTCTTGTCATAACTTCTTTACGAAGTTCTTCATTTTCTTCAAGCTTGTCTTCCTCAATTGAATCAAAGAAATCTTTCAACACTGTTAATCCATCGGCCTGTTCTTGAGGTACGCCTTTACCAAGTAATTCTAAGTATTGTTGATACCCATCAGCAAAGTCCTGCTTAGCAGCTTCAATATTGGTATTAACTTCTTTTTGAATTAACTGTCTTAGGGCCTCAGCTTCACCCTCCTCATCAACAGTAGTTTGAAATTCATCTTCATCAAAATCTGAAAGTAACCCCCGACCACTCAGATCTCTAGCAAAGATAACAGCAAAAGGAGCATCAGAAGAAGAAGGAGTCTCATCAGTGTCTTTATGGTCGGGGGTACTATCTTCAGTTTTGTCCTCACCATCCTTCTTATCGTCTTCATCATCCTCGTCGTCTTCAGGATCTGTTTTATCATCACCATCTACTAGATCTTCTATACCAGCTAAGGCTTTGTTTACATCTAATAGTGGCTCATTAGTTTTATTCTTTTTCTTAGAGGATTCATCGTCCTCGTCTTCCTTCTGAGGAGTTGCTGGAGGAATGCCCGATAAAATCGCATTGACATCAAGCATGTCATCCTTTTCAACTATCTCATCAAAATTTCCAAATGCTTCTTCTGGCATAATTTTCTTCTGATTTAATGCAAAGATAGAAATTTTATACTTCTATCACAAATTATTAGATTAAAAAATATTTCTGGTATAGCTTAATTTTGAGTTTTCTTTACCTTAGCAGCCTGTCTTTGGATAGATAATCCCTCCTTCTGGAGATCTTCCTTAGCCATATTACTGCGAATGGTCTCATTAAGCTTATCCCTATCAAGAGGTTCTTCTTCCTCAACAGATTCTTCTAATTCAGGAGCCTCTTCATTGTCTTTCATAGCTGCTACTTGCAACTTAGTATTATTATCACGTATATTTTTACGTTCATCTACAGCAAGTTTTTCTTTCTCAAGGGCTTCCTCTTTGGCCATAGCTCTTTCTTGTTGTTCTACCTGTGCCTGCTGAGCTTGTTGCTCTTGTTGTTTAATTTCTTGTTCATACCTTTCAAGCTTACGCTGTAGACTTGCAGGATCTTTAGTTCTATATAGATCCATAACCATAGAGAGTGAACCACCATTTTGCAAGAATGGCTGTGCTAAACTCTTAAGAGTTTGCATCATTTCCATATCAGCACTGGCAGTAGTTATATGAACTCCATACTCAGTTTCAGAGAATAACTCTCCATCAAAGTCCAATACAGATTGACTACCATCGTCTAAGATAAATTGTCTCTTAAACTTCTGATCTTTCCACGCTATTTTAGCAGTTTCTAGATAAGCCTCTACGGCTCTTATTCTAAAGTTATCATGGACACCATAATACTTCTCAGTGTTTAAAGTAGACTGCGTAATAGATCTTTCTACACCACCAACAGTTTCTCTATTTTCAATAGCACCTTTACGTTGTGGTGTAATTCCTGTAATATCTTGAAGCCTCATTTCTATGAAGGACAGTATCTCTAAGATCTGTTTAACCATCATAGGATCTCCAATCTCTAAAGATCCACCAGATTGATTCATACTTCCGGCCAGTTTACCTGTAGCAACCCCTTCCTTAGCAGCATTAAATGGATCTTCAAAGACAATTTTCATCTGATCTATGTAGTATAAGAACTGATCCATAGTCCATCCATCAGGAATTAATGAGGTTTGAATCTTAGCAATCTTGCCCTTATAAGTCTTCATTTCCTCCCAAAGCTTGTGCATAAAGTAATTATACGTAAGCTGATAGGGCTTCATAAGACTCATTAGCGACTTACTAACTGAACTATTAGTATTGAATATATTGCCTACAATACCTGGAGAACACTTAGAAGGATTATCCATTGACCTAAATTGTACAGGTCGTGGGCCCATTTTAACGTAAATATCATCAGCTAACTTAGTACCTTCGTACCATTCACTAACCCAAATCCACTTAACAGATTCTCCATTTTCTTCATTAACCGGATAATCTTCATCAACATATTTCTTTTGAAGATCGCCTTCTTCATCAAAATAGTCTAGAACTCCTAGTTTTCTCATGCCTTTCCATATGGTACGCATCTTACGTATATTTCCATACTGGTCGAATCCACCACCAAAGAATGAAGTAAGTTTCTTATTAGCAGTAATAATATTTCCTATACCACCCTGTTCAGTAAGCCATCCTTCCATGTCAATAGGCATATTCCGCAATTGACGTTCAAACAGTTTAGAGTTAGCTCCTATATGACTTCCATAACCTTCTTCAAGTTTACGAATCTCAGTGTCCTTAAGTTCATCGTGGTATTCATCTATGGCTTGTCCTACGGGTATATAAGATATCTCAATTATAATATCAGAATCCTCTATTTTATTAGAGTCACTTCCTGATCTAATTGTATATATATGTAATGGATTTAGTTTACGAAGGACAGGTTCTCCACCTATAATCTCGGCAGATGCAATCTCTTCTCCAGCAATTAATAGATCTTCAAAACATCTACTAAATTTTTCTTTAAAGTCTCCGACAGCAAACCCATATTGTATAATTTGGGTAGCCATTCTTTCTCTTTTATCCCTATAATTAAAGTTAACAAACTTAGCCTGTTGAGCAATTTCTTGTTTAGTCTTATCCTCATCATACTTCTTACTAAGAATTTGCTGAACAAGATATTCATTCATCATCTCATTCGTCTCATTAAGTTTCATATTAATGAGGTCTGGATTAGCCAAAGTTACAATAGGATTAAAAAATCTTCTTCTTTCTTCACCAGAAAGGTTATTAATATAAGGATTTGAAAGGGGATAGTTCTTGTAATTATCAGCGAAGTTAGCTTCAATATTATTAGGATTGATAACTTTCTTCACTTCTTCAGGATCTACAATATCATTATGTAGATTGTAGTTACTGAGTTTTTCTTTTAGGGAGGCACGTACACCCATTATATCCGTAGCTTGGAATATAACATCTCCAGAATCCACACAACCCTGATAAAACTTCTTATCCTTTTGATTCCGTGTGCGTTTCTGACTTGGAAATGTTTGGGAAATACCTGATTTAAGTATTGACATACTGTAATTTTTTATAACGGATGATCTCCAACCTGTAAATATAATAAAATTAAATAGAACTTCTATGAGATTTTGTAACTATTTTTTTCTGGTATAGCTTAATTTTGCCCCCTTACCATAGTATTGTACGCAAATATTAATATATCTTTCTCATATCCATTAGCCCTAGTTTGGTATTGAGGAAGTACTTTTACATCTCTACGACAAGTCTCATCAAGGTTAGTTCCCCAACGATAATTAGTCATATGCATATATCCTGTAACTTCACTTTCAGTTACGGTCTTATCTCCAAATAGAATTCTTAATAAGTAATTAGAGTATCCTCCACGATTTATAACTCGTTTTAATAATATTTTCTTTAGCTCTTCTTTTTTAGGATGCTCAGGTAAGGCATATAACTGCCATCCTTTATTATGTAATGGATAAGTAGGGATTAAGAACTTTCTAAATAATTTTTGTCGCCTAGATAGGTTAAGTTGAATAATGTTTCCCAACTTGTCCCAATCTGCATTGGAGTACTCTTTTCCTATATTGCCCACCCCTCTCCAAAATTTATTCCAACTATTGCCTAATCGGGCCCCTATAATCTGAAAGAAATAATAAGACTCTGCAGCACCCTCATCTCCGGCTAGAGCTGATACCCATAACTTAAGTCCAAATTTAAGGGGCACATCATATATAAAGTCTATAAATTTATCTTGGGGGTCTTTAAGACTCCTATATATAAGAAAATAAGACCAATGATCTTTACTAATATCATTCTTATAGTCTTCTACTCCAATAACACGTGGATGTCTATATAGTACCCAAAAAGGATCTTCAAATTGTATACAACTTTCTAATCCCAGTTCTAATCTTGGATCTTTATTATATGCTAACCACATGAGTATAGTCCTACCAATAGAGTCTTGCCAACTCTCAGCATCACCCTTAACAACGGCTAATCCATCCTCAAATATATGATATAAATTTTGATCTTTAAAATCTAACATTATCCTCCACGTTTAAAAATTGCTTGATCATCTTTAACTCCTACCTTCATAGGCCTTCTCTCAATAATAGTACTTTTACTAAAGGACCTGGCAAACCAAGGATCATTATATATACTCTTCATCCTTTCCTCGGTCTTATTAATCTGAAACTTTAATCTATCTTCTCTTAAAACCATAACCATACTCATTGCAGAAACACGGTCAAAGTTATCATTCTCGTTCCAAGAGATAGCTTCTTTAATATATCCTATAGATCTAAGTTTTTGTAAGTTCATTTTCTTAGCAACTATTTTAATATTGCCCTCTTCGTCTACTTCTTCAGCATCTTCCTCAAAAGGACTATATGCTTCATTTACCATCCAATCAGCTTGTAGTTTTCTACCCCAAGTATTAATAGCTTTGTTTACTGCAGTACCTTTACTTTTATTACCAAACATCATTCCTTTAACATAGTCCATATCTCGTAAGATCATTGGAGTATCACATAGGTAATGTAAGCCCCTATTTTGATCAAAATAAGCAAATAGTCCTTTTAAGTTATTCTCATAATTCGCAATAGCATTATAAAACTTTAATAATCTTAAACAAATTTCATAAAATTCTGATGCTAATTGCGGTCTTCCACTGTACTCTGCTACTACCCGATCTGTCCAAAGATCGAATACAAATATAGATCCGAGTGATCCTGACCCAAATGGAGAGTCATAATCAATGGGGTCAATTCCTGCAATATATCTTCCTGACATTATCTGCCCCTGAGAATTTCTTTTAGGCATCTCAAACATCTCTAAACAACCTGCTCTATCTAACTCATCCTTTAAAGGAAAGTTTCTGAGCACTGGATGTAATTCTTCAGAAGACCATTCTACCTCGCCTTGGAGGCCCATTTTTAGCCTTCCTATATAATGTGGGCTTAAAAATTTCTGCATACTTGGACTAATATCAGCCAAGTAATCTTTAAGATCTGCGATAGGAAACATACTTCCTTCCTTACGCATGATAGCTTCTTGAGGTGTACAAGGATGTTCTGCCTTCTCTTGCACTAATGTGTTAGGATCAGACGATCCATACTTAATTATTAACCTCTTTTCTATTATAGCTATTAGTGCACCAATAATATCTGAGTTGCCATTTTGATCATAGTATCCAAGGCGATCCATATATTCTGGGAAGAAGAAGGAACATATTTGCTTACCCATAACATTTCTATCAAATACATTAGGTAATGCAAGAATATTATAACCATCAGGGTTATAAAATAATTCCTCCGCACCTTTAAAGTTGGAACCTTCTTCTCCACCAGTTCCATAACCTATCATGGTTCCATAAGCGAAGTCTCCTTCTTCAACTGATGGTCTTGCTACTTGCCATGATGTGAGTACGTCAGGAAATTTTCCTATCTCTTCCCAGTATATAAATGCTCCCCTCTTGCCCCTTGCTTTATGGGGGTCATCCTTTAATGTAACTCCAATAACTTCATTCTCAGTACCTTCTTCAGTACCTCTATCACTATCTTTATACCCCATTTTCCAATGCATATGTTGCATGGAATTATGAAGGTCTCTAATCCTAGGCCATGGTGTAGTCTTAGCGGTCCAATCTGCAGCATCTATAAACTTATTAAGAACGCCGTCTTTGGTTAAATATTCTTTCTCATTTGCTATAGCGAACCCAGTTACTTCTGTTAGTGCTTGCCCAGAGTCTCCTAACACAAAAAGTTTTGCTAACTGTACTGCAGCTTTAAATGAAAAACCAGCACCCCTCTTTTTAAGAATCATACAATGTTTTCCCGCAGTTCTTGCCTGCTCTATGTAGTGAAAATATAGATAATCTCCATCATATATATCTGGAAATCCCCTGGCACGTTCAGCTCGTTTTTGCCCCTTTACTGTAATGGTCCGTAAAATAGGACCAAAGTTTAAATAAAAATAAAACTGTCCAGTTATCCATTCGCCATCTTCTCTTATGTACCCATCTCTACAGCGTCTAGCCTCTTCTTTCCAAAATCTTACATACTCTGATGCTGGATTAGCTGATGGGTAAAGTTCAGTGTATTTTCCATGGGCTTTAAAATGTATAGCAGACTGTCTAAAATAATCCATATCTTCCAGAATATGAGGATTAGTTACATCTACTATAACCTTACCATCATCATCCTTAGGCATATCTTTAACATACCTGCGAGAGGGACTGACAAGATTATTAACAAACATAATAGAATCAATCATCTCCATTAATTCTCCTCTTAATTCTTTGGATAATTGTTGAAGAGTTCCTTCATCTAGTGATGTTTGAACTGCATTGAATTTCATTAGTTAGTTATAATAACAGGTTTACCATATTCACGATCTTCGTCTTTCTCTATAAGTACTTTAAATCCCATACAATAATATAAACATCTACCATTTTGATAGTCGGTGGGTTCCATATCTACTGAATGGGTATCGGAATGATCAAACCATGAATGAACAGATGCTCTAATCTCATTATAGTCTTGCTCTGATACAAATACTTTGTAGTGTCTATTATCTGTATCAGTATGCATGTGGACAATAATGCCCATGATCTCTTCCATTATTTTATTTAATCCCATCTTCAAATACGGATTTTTCTTTACCACCCCTAACATTACTTTTATCCTCTTGAAGCGATCTTTTAACCTGCTCTTGTAAGTCTGATAAGTTCTTTAATAATGAGGAAGAATTGCCCAACACTCTATCTAATTTAGATACATCATGAAGGGGCTTACCTTTATCATCTACAGCCATTAAATCTACTTCTCTAAAATATTCTCTAATTTTATCTAAGGCTAGTTGAGCATCTCTGAGAAATAACAAAGCATATATTCTCTCATTCTCACTTTGGTAATACTTTCTTGCAGCTACAACAAACTTATCTTCTTTCCAACCTTTAGGAAGAATAATTTGTTTCATTACTACTTCCCTGCGTTCTTCATCATTTATAATTCCAAAGAAGTCTGATCTGAAATCTTCCATAAAGAAAACATAACTCATTTCTGCATAAACACGGTCTTTAGTGTTAGTTTTGTCTCGTTCCCATAGTGCTCTAAAAGGCTTAAGAGCGTATGCTTCTGGTGAGATCGTCAGAGTATAATTCTTTAATTCTATTAAATTCATTTTCTAATTCTGTTAGTCTATTGTATAAACTTATTCTTGCAAGAAAAGCGCCTTCTACATGTTCTCTACTTAGAGATTTAGGAAAGCATCCATGTACTAGTAGTGTCAAAGGAACTGCATCATTCGATAGTTTTGGGAATAGACTCTCCATTTTTTCTATCAGATCGTCTAGGATAACTGTTTCTACCATATCGCTTATTTAGTCTTTTAAGTCTGTTCTTAGTATAATCCGCACAATAAAATAACCCCCAAAAAGGTATTCTAACTGAGGGAAACTCCAATTTCTCTCCATCACATTTGTTCTTCATAACTAAGGCCTGAAACTCAAAGGGAGAACTAAAAATTCTCTCTACATCCTTAAGATTTAAATTATTTTCCTTAGCGACAGCCTTTAACAGTTTTCTTAATAACTCTTGGTTATTCATCTTCTCTACCTGCATTAGGAGCGAAGGACTCCTCCCGCACCTCTGTATAACAGCTAGTGCAGAGAGGAATCTCACTACCATATTTATCTCTATAAAACAATTCAGCTTTTACAGTCATTCCCTGTATTTCGCAATTTAAACAACACAGCATTTCATTATATTAAAAATGTTTCTCTAAGTCTCGCAGCCTTTCAAAAATTGGAATTTCCATTTGATTAGCCATCTCTATTTCTTTTTTAGTTCCATTAGAATCTTCCCATCCTGGCACTAACAACACTGCATCACATACTTTTAAAAACTCCATAGAGTAATCATAAAAATGAGATACAGTAAGTTCTCTATTATCATCTTCTAATACAAAATGATAGTCTAACCACGGTGAAAAAGGAGCATATCCAGCCTTAAATACTGTGGCAGATAGTTGTATACCCTTTCTAATATTATGTAAAACATCTAAAACATTATTTGCAGAATAAGCCCCTGCTACATAAACCTTCTTCATATTATAAAATTTAAATTACCTTGCTATTGAAACATACATATTTTTACGCTTCTCTTTAGAAATTATAGACTGCCTTATCCTACCTCCATTACCACAATTTCTGCATGTAGCAACTGGGAATTTACTTACAGCCGTCATATAGAAATTATCTTCGTCTACATGAATATCTTCAGATAGACACACTGGACATCTAGGTTCGTCACCATCAATTATTAAATTGAGGTTTGGATGCCCCTTAATCCAAGGTCTAAGCTTTAGATATACTTCCTCAAGAAGTGTTACATCCCTTCTATTATACTCTTCCATCCTGGCTAAAGCAACTTCATCACCCTTTCTACAAGACACCCATAAATCAAAATGGACTTCCTCTTTTGGATCAAATCCAAATAATTTAGCAAGTGCATTTAAACTATTATGTGTGAATCCAAATTGCTTCTGAGCTATTCTTAAAGTATCAATCTGTTGATACAATCTAGGTGGCGGAATATCATTTAATAAAAATCTCGTATTCAAATTAGGCACATCAAAGTTATTACCATTATGTGCTATAACTATATCGGCTTCATCCAGAAGCTTCCATAAACTCTTAACTATTCTCTTATCATCCTCTTCTAAAACTTCTTTAGAAGTTAATCCATCAGATAATACGGTCTCTTCAAATAACCATTTAGCTGACCATGTTAACATAAACCATTCAGAAATTATTTTATCAAAACCAATGTTAGCTTTCCAAACAGATTTTTGATATACATACGCCTCCAGGGGAGCTGTCTCTATATCAAATAGTAATATCTTAACCCCTTGCTTTTGGGTCTTCATATTATTGCGAAAAATCTTTTTTGCGGATCTTATATTATTAACGTCTGCATTCCACCAACCGGCTAGTTTTTTAGCTCCCATATCAAGAGCGTAGGGTTTTTGTACAAACATTTCAATAATTTCTTGTATACTCATAATATTAAATTAAGTTATTCAGTACTTATAAAGTTAAATGTTAATGATTTGGTTTTAGGTATTATATATTTAGGAACCAATTTATCCCTTCCTATAATACCTGCTTGTCGCAGTCCCTTCATTAAATTGTACACACCCGACACTTCTATACCAACATCTTCAGCTAATTGAATTCTAAACTTGGCACAAAAAATTAAATCGTTAATTTCGTTTAGAGGCCATCTACTATGTGCATGATAATATTTTAGTATGTGTGCATACAACTCTAGTTCCCTAGGCCTTACTTTGCTAAAGGGTGGGATATCGTTTAGTAATACGAGTAATTTATAAAAGTAATTACTTTCGTCTACTGATATATTAATATTCATCCTATCCTATATTTAGTTCTCTTATTTTTGCTTAGAGTCCAAAATAATTCTAGTTGAGGCACTGTTAGTTCTCTAAGTAATTCTCCTTCTATTAGAACTGTATCCATTAGCTCAACCATATATTCTTGTTCTTCTACAGTATATTTTTGCATAAGTTTTCCAAACTCATCATATACTGCCTGTCTGTCTTCTACATCCTTGTCTTCAACCGCTTCTAGGGGGATTGTCCCTATCTTATAGTAAAACATATCCTCTATTTTTACAAATATACATATAATATATTATATATCCAAATTTTTAGGAGTTTTTATATAAACATACTCCAAAGTGTTATAAGCCCCAAGTCGTATAAAAGATACTCCCCCCGTGACTTTTTTTGCTATTTTCTTAATTAAAAGACTACTAGTTAGTGTCTTACCCTCTCTTAACATCTCTAGTCTATTTTCCATATAATTCAATTTTAATTGTGGTGGGGGTAGGACTCGAACCTACGACCTTTGGGATATGAACCCAACGAGCTACCAACTGCTCCACCCCACTTAACTCTTACTTACTAAATCCTAATTTCTTAGAGCTCATAGCGCTTTCTACATTTCTATGATAAACACAATATCTACGATCCCAAATAGGTATACCAAAAACCCATAGTTTCTTATAATATACTTCATTATAACATGGCTTCTCTCCTCTATCTTGCCATTCTACATCTGAGTTAATCTGTACTTTAATAATACCAGCAATCTTACGATGTCTTGCGCCTTCATGACTAGTTATCTTGCTCAGTGCTTTGATCTCTGACATATGTACTTCCTTTCTGTTTTGGGTATTCCCCGTGTTCGTTAAAATACTCCTGATTCATATACTTCCAAGCAGTATCACTATATTTAGAAACATGTAGTTGTTTACCCTGTTTTCTATGATTACGTTCTCCCCTGCAGTACATTCTACGTAAGATTCTATAATGATCAAATTTTAATTCTTTATCATCTAACTCTAGTTCCTTATTATAGTTACTAAAGCCCACTTCTGTAAGTTCCTCTGAAGTAAGAATATACTCAGTCTTCTCATTAAGTTTGAACTTAATTGCATCTCTGCCATCTATTTCTATTGCTTCTAAACTCATATTATGTAGCTAATTCTTTAACCTTAACATCAAAGTTCTCAGGCTTAGTTATAATATTAATAGTCATATCAAGTACAATACAGTACTTCTCATCACGCCATTTAAATACCTCAGCAGATCCAAAGTCTAATACGATGTCTCCAATCTCTAGCCACTCTACATTATCTGCTTTTGCTACAACTTCACCATGAGAGAAGTTACTAGAATCTTTAGAGGCTCTCTTCTTTTCATCTAAAGTATGAATTAACTTCGTTGCCTTATCATGTATCTTAACTAATACTGCTCCTTTAAAGAGTATTAATTTTGTAATATCTTTTATTCTATCCATATCTTATTCATATTTAAGTTATTGTACAAAGATACAGCTTTTTATTTTAACTACCAAATAAAATCACACTTTTCTTCAAAAAAAATGCCCCCTATTTGGAGGCACTCTTTAATTCTTTCTCAGCTTCTGCAAGCTGATTAGCGTATAGTTCTAGAATTAATTTATAACTTTCTATTGACTTTTTAAGTCTTTTTATTTTATTCTCTTTATCTTCTACAAGTTTATAACCTTTAGGTATGGAAGTAACCCATCCAATATCTCTATTAAAAAAATCATCAAACCACAACATAATTATATATTTTATAAGTTAATAATTAACTTACTGTCAAATCATGTACCATTTGATATATATTATGACAAATTGTCTACCTAAATATAATTCTGTCAATTAGATTAGGATCACCTTCTAGTAATGGTATCTGATCATAATCAGAATTAGGTAAATATTGTCTTACCTTATCATACCATTCTTTATATGTAATTCCTCTACTTATAGCCTTCATAAAGTAATAAGTAAAGGCCCCATTAAATTTACCATCAATAAAGGCATCATATGATACTTGATCCTCAGAACATCCTGAGAATGCAATCCATTTCATATTAGTTCTACCTACCTTCTTTTTAACTACTTTTCTTTCTGGCAGAGTTCCATCAATGGGTTTAAATCTACCTACCTGAAGATCTCTTGTACTAGTACCAGAAAAGCAACTATCGAAGACTAAAATAACAGTAGTCTTCTCAGGTATATATTGTAATACTTCATTGAGATCATCATCTGTTAGAGGTCCATCATATAAGTACAAAGCTTCATCATATCCATCAGCTTCGTCACCGCTTAAATCAGGAACTTGTGTACCATGACCAGAATAATGAACAAATAGTATATCTCTCTTTTCTAAAAGAAGAATAGCTTCAGTAACTTTACTTAAGAAATTCTTTTTAGTTACCTCTTTATTCTGATATTTATGAACTATAAATTCTGGGAAGTTTTTCTTAATAGTCTTGACAATATTCTTTTGGTCATTTATACAACCTTTAAGGTCGTTAGCTTCATTGTAGTCATTTATAGCAAATGACAAAATCGTTCTTTTCCCTAGGGGAGGTATAGTTATATCCATATCCACGTCTATTGGTTTTCCAAATATTTTACCTTTTAGCCAAGCCCAAGCCAATCTAAGAGCTACTTTTATTAGGACTCCACTAAGGTCACTTTTGTTTTTTTTCATGATGTTATTTTATAATAGTAATGCCCCAATATCAGAGAATATCTAATACCAGGGCATCACATGAGAATTGAGACTTGTTAATTATACGTGCCTTCCACCACCCTTTTTACGGTTAGGAAGAAGGGCATTAAGAATACTCTTAATCCACCCTAAAACAGTATTATCTTTTTCTGAAGGAGTAAGCCTTGTAACAATTTCTGCAAAGGCCAAAATCCCAAGTAAAAGTTCTACCCAATTTGCTTTCAAAAATTCTACCATAGTATTTAATTTAAATTAAAAAATTTTTATAATCCAGTTACGATTGTACGATATGTAACAACGCACCTTAAAGTTCCGGCAGCAGTTCCTGGTTGTGTCCAGATAGTGGTACTATAGAGACTTATAACATTTGCTCCAGTTATAGTTAAAGCTTGATCTGTAGCATTAAGGGCATTTACCTGTACAATCTTATTGCCAGCAGCCTTAATTAAATCTGCAGAGCCAATAACAGAAGAAAAGGCTACTTGTGCCCCAGTTACTCCTACATTAATTACAGTATCATTTCCGCCACCTGTATAAGCAGCAGTGTCATATTCATAGAATAATGTAGCAGAGATAAACTCATGTACAGATCCTGCAGCAGCAGCAGCCACTAATATAGCCCCATCTGCATGATTAAGAGCTCCTGCGGCGTTACCTACTATCTCAGCAGCAGTTAACGTAGTCTCGGCAACTTTAATACCTGAGGCAGATGTACTATAGGCATATTCTAAACTAGCAGCATTAATCTCATCAATTGCCAAATTTAACTTAGTATTAACTTTATTAAATGAAAGTTGACGGACTAGCCCTGCAGGTAAAGTACTATTATTATAAGTTTCAGATGGATATGCAGCTAAATAGGCCTCTAGATCTAAATCTGAATCGGTTGTTAATTTAGTAATTGCCATAATTATATTATTTTAAAGTCCAGTTGTGTGAGTCCGGTAACTTACAATACATTTAAGTGTTCCGGCTGCTGTAGGAGTTCCTGCAGTGTAAGCAGTACACTTAATGGATATAATATTATCCCCAAGTATTGTTAAAGCCTGATCAGATGCAGATAGTGCATTAACCTGAACTATCTTATCAGTACCAGCACCAAGGCAATCAGCACTTAAAATAACAGGAGTCATCGTTACCTGAGCAGCATTGACACCAACCTGAATTACTAAGTCATCTCCACCACCTTCATAATCTCCAGTAAGAAAATCATAAATTAGTACTGCAGAAATAAATTCGTGTACGTAGCCTGCTCCTGCAGCCGCTACAAGAACTGCACCATTAGCATGTCCAAGATCACCAGTAGCCGTTCC